CCGAACAGGGTACCAAGGCCAGAGCCAAGGGCCGCCCCGGCAGGACCGCCCGCAACGAGGCCAACGAGGCTTCCGATTGTAGAGAGGAGGCTCATGTGATTACCACCGTGACTATGCCGAGAGCCGAGGTTCCAGATACCCCCGCCACATGCGGCGTGTTTGCTTGCGTGATCTTAACAAAACCGTCCTGCTGGAACAAGGCTCCAGTCTGTAGGCCGTAATCATTGGTCGGAAGGTTTGTTAGCTGCAGGTTTGTGTAGACGGCATCCCCGGGGTTGTTGACCTGCTGGACAAAAACCGAGAAAGCCCGGACAAGCTGCGCCATGTACTGGCGGTTGTAGTTTTCTGGGGGCGTCGGGAAGAATGGGGCCGGGACGTTTGTAGCCACGACTACCTCCGTCCGTCAGCGCGGAGATCAAGCCTCGGGTCGCCAAGCCGCCACGCAGTGTTGACCTGATTCGACTCGATTCGCAGAGACATTGACCGACCGCGCAGGCGCACGAAGACCTGCTCGGTAAACTGCTCGACCGGAACCGAAGCGGTCTTGACCACCGGATCGCTGTCCGTGGCAAAGTATGTCCCGCCGGGAAAGTTTCGAGCCTTGAGCGTAAGGGTCGCCGTCGGTGCGCCGTTGGTCGAGTTGCGGAACGTCAGGTCCGGGATGATGCGGGTGGCAAACATGAACTGGTCGCCGTCGCCAATATCGACCACGCTCGACTCGATGTACGTATCCAGCGCCGCGGGAGGGTCCGCGCTGTTATCGTTCAAACCGCTTTCTTGGTAGTAGACATACCCGTCCGGGGAGATTGCAATCGGGAAACCAAGCACGTTTCGGTCGGCCCATGCTGTTCTAGGCATCGCTCCGTAGTACCAAACACGCTGCTCGTAGTTGTAAACGACATAGAGGTCGTTTTCTTGGCTGCTTGTGCTTGGATAGAACCACCACACCTCCGAGAAAGAGCTGTTGTGCCCGGCGCAAATCTTGAGCGATTGATCCTGATTGATTCCGCTGAACACATACTCCTTAACGTCGCAAGGAATCTGCGTCACGGCACCGTCGTAGGCATAGAACTCGTTCTTGCCCATCCAGAAGACGATGTCGCCCACGGCTACGGCGGCGTTGGGGCTCATGAGTGAGATAGCCGAGGACACCTCTCCAACGCCGAAAGTAAACGGAGGTCCGATATACTGCATTGCGTGGATTGACGTCTCGGTAAAAATAATGATCTGCTGCTTCGTTTGAACGGCTGTGATGATCGCGGACCCTGTACCAATCCGCAGCTCTCCCGCCGTGTTGGTAGCCAAAGACCGCCACTCCGCTGGGTTCTCTTGGTCAGAGAACCGGATGACAAGGGGGTCTTGAACACCGGGAGAGCTTTCAGGGTCGCAGCCAAAAGCAATGACATGACGGTCTCTTTCTGAGACAAGCACGGCCTTTGCCACCGTTGGGGCGGCCTGTGCCCCGGGCAGGCTTGATAGGGGGACGGCGCGTGTAGCCAAGCCAACGCTTTCATCCCAATAGAAAATGCCACCGTCCTTAACGCAGATGATGAGGTCCTCACCGTAGTTGTCCTGCGTCCAGACGCGCAGCTGCGACCCCGGAAGTGTCGTCGAAGACCCAGAGCCCCAGCTGTCGCGCGACCAAACGCCAGTCCCCCAGCCCGTACCAAAAACCGAGACGTTTAGGCCTGTGTTGATTTGGTAAGCACCGATGACCGAGGCCCCACCGTTCCCGACATCAGACGCGTTGGCCGCGACGCTCACAGTGATCGTGTAGCTGTTCGCGTTGATGACCGTTGTGATTTGGTGCTCGGCGTTCAGGATGGTCCCGGTAATGACGCCACCAAGCGACGCTGCGCCAGAGAAAGTTACGAAGTCATTAGGCAACGCACCGTGGTTCGTGTCGGAGACGGTGATGACCGCCGACCCGTTGGTCGCGGCAAAGGTGACCGCCCCAGCAACTGTCGTCTCACGAAGCGGCGTAATGTCGTTTAAGCCACCACCCCGGATAGCGTAGTACTTCAGATTGGTGCCCATGCCCGTGTAGACCGTCCCGTCAAGAGCGGTCCATGTCATGAGGGAGCGCCCAGTTCCGAGCGACTGGTTCAAAGAGTATTTGGACCATCCGCCGATGCTCTCAGGTTTTCCGGCCCGGAAGCGCACAAGGTTACCGTCCCACCAGCCGCCCTCGTTGGCGTAGGCGGTGGTTTCGCGGTTGATACCGGGCCGGAATACGAGCTTCGAGAGTGGCATGGCGGTCTCCTGTTGCTGGAGATACTACATTACCCGAGCAGTTTAGCCAATGTCTTCGGACCAGCAACGCCGTCGGCAACAAGGCCGTTGTCGGCCTGCCACTTCTTTACCACGTTCGAAGTCCAAAACCCATAGATACCGTCGGCGGGGTCAATGCCAAGCTTCTCCTGCACCTGCTTCACCAGAGCGCCTGTGCTGCCGCGCTTCAGGGTCTCATTGCCGACGGCCGCAGGGGCCGGGGTCGGAGCAGCTTGGGCCGGGGCCGGGGCCGGAGCAGAAACCTTGCCACCCAGCGCAGCCATGGCCTTGGCATACCGCGCCTGACGGTCGGCAAGCCCGATGCTGCCGCCGTTGATGATCTTGGTCAACTTCACCACATCGCCCGTGTCAGCCACGTCGTTCAGATTGCGGCTGCCCCAGAACCACAGCGCGCTCTCAAGTGCGCCCTTCTTGGTCAGCAAATACTCGGCTGCCTCCTCGGCGGTCATGCCAACGGTCTTTCCAAAGGCAGTAGTATTCGAACGCCCAGTAATTTGCTTCAGACCTTTTCCTCTGAAAAAATGGCCGTCATTTTCCTTGTGATTGCCTAAAGCACCTGACTTGGAGCGGTTTTTATCCATGTACACATAGTTGGCAATCTTCTCAGGCTTGCCCGCATATTCGGCGGCGTTCTCTTTGCCGGGGCCAAAGTAGCGCGGGAACACCTTCAGGAGCGTGGCCTCCTTGTAGTTCAGGTTCTCTTCGAGGACGCGGAAGTCCATGCTCTCATGGGCGCACTGGCTGATGAAGCCAGCGATGCGCTTGTCGGTGGTGATGCCGTACTTGGGCAGCATCTCGTTGAGGGCCGCGCACCACGCTCCAACTTCCTTGTTGGTCGGGATCATAACGGCCAGTTGGGCTTCGGTAATCAGGCTCATCTATATCTCCTATTCGCACCACGAGGACTTAGCCTCGCCTTTATATGGACGGGCTAGGCCCGCTGAGATCAGGCTTTGAGCTAGGCTCTGGTGGTCAAGATAGACCTCACCCAGAACCCGGCCTCCGTACTTGTCCCACTTGAGAATATTGAGCGCGAGGGGCCTTTTCTGGGGTGTCGACGCCCATGACTCGAATCGACAGTCTTGGCGGCAGGGGCGACGGAAGAAAATCCACCGCAATCTCCACGGTATCGCCGTCAATGACGCGGGTAATTTCATAGGGCGTTGCCAGCGCAGGGCTGGCCGACAGGAGGAGGATGCCAAGCCACTTCACTTCTTCGGTCTCTTGATCGGCACCTTCTTGGTGACGGCGTCCAGCGCAGCTTCTTTTGCCATGTCCTTGCCCATGCCGCCGAGCAGGTCGCCGACGTTGCCAGTGGCCGCAACCTTGATTGCGTTCTCCACCGGGTCAGGCAGGTTCACCTTGTCTAGCACGGCATCAATAGCTTTTTCCTTGAGCTTGCGGCCCATGAACATTCCAACGAGTTTGCCAATCATTCGGTGTACTCCTTTGTCGGCGGCTCATCGTTGCCACCCCTGTTGCGATTGTTGCCTGATGCCATGATGCCGCCGAGAGCGCCGACGATAAACGAGGCGATGGGGGTCAGCAGTTCGAAGAACTTGCGGTCGTTCTCGCTCGACTCGCCAAGAGGCTGGGTCACGAAGACAAGGCTGTAGAGGATGGTGAAGATGGTGCCAGCCAAGATAACCACCAGCGAGCAGCCGATGAAGTATCGAAGCTTAGCTTCCAGATAGTCAGAATCGTTTTTGCTCATTGCGAGGCTCCCGTTAGATCAGTCGCACAGTTCCTAGTACGAAGGCAAATAGGTGGCTGACATTCTAAAGCAGACCAGTTGGCTGGGTCTTGGCATGGGTAACGATAGAATCCGTCACCAGAAAAGTAGATAATCGTCACGACAGAAGCAGCAGCAACTGCCCAGATAATCTTCTCTAGCATCTTACCACCTCCCTAAATAGCGGCCCCAGAAGTATAGACCAAAGCCAGCGATAACGCTCGTCGCCAAGATGATGACCGTCCAAAGCGCAGCTTCTAGAAGGCCTTCGATCAGTTCCTTGCGACGGTAAACCTGCTCTCGCTGTTGTTCTCGAACCCGGCGCTCAATGTTCTGGAACTCTAGCCAAGCATCGTTGCCGTAGGTGTAGCTGATAAGCTGACGCAACTCTTTGCGCTGCTGTTCACACTGCTTTTGCGCCGCGAAAATATCAATGGCACTCTTTTGACTTCCGCCGCCGAACAGCGTTCTGAACGCACCCGGCGGTTCGTTAGCCTTCTGGGCGGCGTAGGAAATGTCAGAGACCGCCTTGCCCCATTCCCGCAATGCCCTGCTTGAGCATTGAGAATGCTTTGCTCCCAACACTGAGCGCGACACCAATGCTGACGGGATCAAACATCTACAGGCTCCAGAACGGTGGGCAGGGAAACAGCGGATGAACCGCCAGCGCTATGTCCGCACTATACCTGCAAACCTTGACAAATACCATGCGGCCGTCGATCCAAAGGTGCGTGTACGCCACCCAGATCAGCGGCACATTCACTTTGCTAGGCTCCGGAGCAGAGCGTCGATCTTGGAGTCGAGGTTATCGATCCGGGCGATCAGCATGTTCATGCTGGACTGCACGTCAGTCTTGGTGACGTAGTCCCGCGCCATCTCTTCGCGGGTGCGATTGAGCAGGATTTGCAGGCGCTGCACCTCGTCGGAATGGCCTTTGAGAATCCAGCCCACGAGGGCGAGGATGGCTGACAGGCCTGCGCTCCAGAGCGTCTCAGTGGTCATGGCTTACTCCGGTTTTGCAGGCCAAGTTACGGTGTCCGGGAAACCCGGTTGCGCTGTGATGTCGCGAAGAGCTTGTCGATAGGTAAGCCAAACAACGGGGATTTGAATGCCAAAACTATCCTGTGCGTTTTGATCTACAGCTTTGACCACCACCCAGTCGCAGTCCTTTAGCAGGCTGTCGCGCTGAATGCGAATAGCCGAGGCCCGAGAAGCGGTGCGCTCGGCGATCTGCTCTACGGAAAGCGGACGCACGGAGGGTGCATACACCCAAGCCCCACCAACAAAGGTGGGGACGGGGGCGTACTCTACGAAGTGCGTCTCCGGATCGTGGTCCGGGGCCGGGGGAGTCTTGACCTCGTACACGCCGTACTCGGCCAG